GGATTAAGGAATCAGGGAGGGATAAGTAATGAATGATATGAGAGAGAAGATAGCTAATGTTATGTATTATGACCGTTCTCTTAAAACGGGGAAGGAAAATTGGAAAGCGGAAGTGGATATAGTCAAGGATGTCTATTTAAGAAGAGCTGACCAAGTCCTATCCCTAGAAACCAAGACTCACAGGATAGCGGTGATTAAGAAGGGGAAGTCGCCGTTATTGGGTGATGAGGAGATAAAGCGAGCTATTGATAAAGGTGTTTCAGAAGATATGAATATAGACCCCGAACCCGAACAGTTATATAAGTATGCAGTCCAAGCCCAGAAGAAACTCAGTGATGAGTATTATAAGGGGGACTAGATGACCCAATACGCAAGAGGGGCGGCGTTTGAGAGGAGGGTATTCAAGTGGTATGAATCCCAAGGCTTTGACTCCATACGCTCTGCTGGCTCTCACGGGGTAGTAGACGTCCTTGCAGTCCTCAATGGCATGTGGATACCCAATACACTGCGTCTCAGTAACTACTGGTCGCCCGCCGAGAGGGAAGAGTTTGAATCATACTGTAAGCGGAATAAATGTATAGGTAGATATGTCTGGCGGGATAAGGGTAAAATACAGTTCAAGGAGGCTAAGGATGCCTAGGAGAAAGTGGTTAATATCAGAGTTACCCGATAAAAGCAGGTGCCCACACTGTCATAAATTAGGTCTAACTGATGACCATAATGAAGAAGGGGATTTGGGTTGTGTATGCTGTGGGGAGAGAGTGTACAAAGTTCCACCCCTGCCCTATATAAGGAGAATTTATACAAAGCAGGGGTGGCGGCCTAGTTTAGTCTAACTCAGCGTCTATTACATAGCTATGCCACAGAACATGGTTGATGTAATCGTAAAACTCCTTAGTCATCGCAAGCCCGCTTGCCCCACCCTCTATATGCCCTTCCGACCTTAACACAGCCAATACCTTTCTATCATCCCCATTGCAACGAACTGGCTCAATAATCTGGTTATTCTTCATCACGTGGTCGAGGTAGGGGTAAAGCCTTAATTCTCCTGTCGTAATTTCTCTACCTAGAAACCCCTTAGCGATATCCTGTATTTGTTCTGTCATTTGTCCTCTAGCCATTTTATCCCCTCCTTACCTTAATTACTTTCATTGAATTAAAATCCTCTAATTGCTTACGGTCTCTCAGGTCCGGAAACCCGCATCCATCTTTTCTCTTAAACTGGCAGTCTTTACAGAATATTATAGGGTCTAAGTATATTGGGCAGTTCATTATTTACCTCCGTCTATTTTAGCTAATACCTTTATGAGATTATTTAAATCATCTTGAAATACCCATCCGCCTTGCGACTTTATTTCCTTTAACACCTCCCACATCTCCCACTTATTCTCTTCCAGTCTCTTATCTAGTTCCTGTCCCATTTTAGACATATTATTTCTCCTTCTTTGTGTTTGTATCACTAAGTGTAAATATTATACTTGCGGTAGCTAACCCTATGATGGCGGGTAACACATCACCATTAAGGGAAGCCCAACCACCAAACCCTAGCCACATAAATCCCACTAGCGTTTGATACCACATATCTATACCTCCTTATCCCTCAGTATGTCGTTGAGTTGCATCCTAACAACAAAGTCAAGCGTCTCGCTATGTGAGTGTGGCCAATCGCCGTATTCGTCAATTCTACCAGTAATAAAGCCCTTACCACCGTTATCAGCTTGACATGTTTTATACCCACAGTCAAAGCCGAGGCTAACGTATTTCCTCCGTTCCTCTTCGAGTAATCTATTGTGCTTTCGTTTTGTGATGAATAACATTATTTACCTCCTCAAGTTCAGCTTTGACAATGTTTAGACTTTTGATTGCTGCCTCTGAATGAGACAACCGCTCGTCCCACGGCAGGTTAGGTTTTTCGAGTAGCGTTAAGGCGAAACCCAAACTGTTGCTTGCCCATTTCGCCCATACCTTTGTACCGTATTGATTGGCCATCATTCTCTCCTATCTGCCTGGGCTAGTGCCTTGTTAGTAATGTCCTTGAATCTATCTACTCTTTCGCATAATCTTTTTAATTCTGCCCTGCATTGTGCATCTGATAGAGTTGGAACTACAACTGGTTGTGGATGTATTATTAGAGTCTTCAGTGCCTCATACATAGCAGGGGCAGCAGCTATTAGGTGGGCATTGGCTTCGGCTTCTTCCTGCGTGCTTCCTTGCGCTTCCGCTACCTGTTCAAGGTCTTCAGTTACGGTAACAAAGGCTCGTCCACCCGTGCGATTGCTGCGGTACGTTGTGTATCTCGAAAACGCAGAGTCAGTAACCTTCCATTCCCCTTTAGTAAATTCCATATTACTTCACCTCCTTATTAACTATCGTTCTCCTTTTACATTTAGGGCATCTCCATTGGGGGACATATCTTTTACCGCTCAGTCCAGAGCCAGCATTCCTCATTACAATTATTTCCCCCTTCTTTAAACACTCAGGGCAGTTAGGGAATTCAGGTATAATCATACTCTCTCCTCCTCAATAATTCCAGTCAATTGGTAGCAGTCATACCAATACTCATTACAGCTATTGCAGTATACATGCGCTTCAAGCGTGTCTCCATTTACGGGGTCAGATTCTATGCAGTCAGAACCACAATACGGGCAAGTGTGCGGTGCTTTCAGATAAGCCTTCAATTGCTTAGGTGTTAGTTTCATAATTCTCCTCCTTTGGGCTTATAGCCACTTATTTACTGACAAGGTGATATTGTTTCTCGCCTCTTGTGGTGACAATGTATTGGAATCTCCAATGCCATCCGACAGTTGCCCTAAAATTCCCGATAATGCGCCTTAGGTATGACGCTGGATAAAGTCCCGCAAATAATAGTACCATTTTCTCTCTCCTCCTTATTTAGTCCACTATAACTGGATATTCTTTACTGGTGCACTTTGGACACTTTGGCTGCTTAGTTGTGTCTATGACCCATGACCAATAAAGCTCACACGCCTTGCATTTCAGTGTAACTGTTTTCATGTCTCCTCCCATTTTCCTTCTCCTTTAACCTATCATCTTCAGTATCAGGTGGTTAATCCTGACAGACGGGGATTAGCTCCCCGTTTCGACTAATCGTAATAAGTGTAGTTATCGCATTGCTTATTCTTTCCCTTAGGTGTATACATCGAGCCACTTTTACATTCTATCGATACCCATAGACAATTCACACATCCGAAATCCCCTGTTTTAGCTTCCAGTGGTACTTCTTTGGTTTTAGTAGTCATATCCTTACCTCCTATTTATTCTTAGTCTATTGCCGGCTTGGCAGTCGTTGCATTATTCTAGGTTCGTAGCCGATTTGTTTTAGTTCCTTGAGTAAGTCTGCGTACTCTTCGGGTGTGGCGAGTGAGGTTGATGAGACAATCCCTGGCATTCCCTCACCGTGCTGGCCGACATGCTCATACATATCAACCATTCCTGGATTTGCCACATTGTCAGGCAGTAGTGCGATTATATCCCCGTTAGGCCATTTTCTGAAAATAACTCTATCCATATCCTTACCTCCAATTACTTCATTCCCCATCACTATATACTAAAAGACTTGACTTGTCAATAGCAAATGAAGTATTTATGATATTTATTTTTGAGATAGTTCACTCAGGCGTGGTGGTATGATATGGGGTGATTAGTGAGGTATAAAGACGCACTGTACTCAATATCTGAGGGTTTTAAGAAGAGTTGTGTAGATTAGTATTAAGTGGTTGTGGCTTGAGACTTTCATCGTCTTAGAGAGTAGTGAGGAATAGGAGAGACGGGTAAGGCTGTATTCAGCCGTGTATCATCGCCTTGATGGCGTACCGAGGTATCAACTAGGTAGTAGTATAAGACACTGGGGGGTGGGGAGGGGTGTTAGGTTTTTAGCCTGTTGATTGGTAAGTATAGGTGGTTAACTAGTAGTGGTTGAATCCCCCGCACATGAAATAGCCAGTAAACAAGAGTAAATGAGAGTAAATAGCTTAACGTAATACATATAGTGCGCCCCTAGCTAGTCTTGATTAGTATCAGATATCTGTAACTGCATGTGCGAAGCCTTATATTAGGGCTATTGCGCGATTGATTGATTTAACCCACTCACAACGCTATCTAAAATAGGATTTAAGGGTATTATGTAAATATGGTATAATACGAGTAAAGGAGGAGAAGATGGAGGAGAAACAGAAGGAACAGGCGAGACTACGGAAACAGAGACAGCGTGACAAAGAACAACAGAAAAGCGTGACATCTAACACCGTGACATTGGATAGCGTGACATTACTTAACAGACCCAATGGAGTACCGTATAACCCCAATGGAATATGGGAAGGGCAGTTCCGGTATGTCGGCCCATTCACTGATGGCCCGGCATTAAACAGAAAGACATTCCCACTACCTTACTTCAATCCTAAAGTAGGTGGGTTTACACCTAATAAGATAAAGGGCACTATTAACCCTAGTGTAATCCATTGATAGGAATAGCATATATTAGTGACTGTTTAGTATAATAGAAAAAGGAGGATGAGAATGAAAATCAATGCAAGGTTTGTTGTAAAGGGGGGGCACGTTATATTTGCGGAGGCGGAGCAAATTAACGTCGTTGATGCTATCGCAGACATTAAAAAGGTAATGGAGGAATTCCCCATAGACAAGGGATTATTTCGGGAAGTCAAGCCTGACCCGAATTTTACACCAACCATAGTAAATTACTAACTACTAATAAAGGAGGACTATATGGTAATTAAGATAGAAGATAGTGTAGGGAAGGCGGTCAATCCAGGAGTTACAAAGCAGAAGCACAATCCTGTAAAGAGTGTAACTACATTACCTGTGAAGATGAGTAGGTTCTCTGTTAAGACCAAGGGTGGGTCAGTATATGACAACACGTAATGTCACTGTATGGGTAAGTGGGCATCCTGTGAAGATATACACAGATGGGGGAGGTGTGGTTTCCATGAGACCGGTACGTGATTCACACGGAACGAAAGGCAAGACATTTGATAATAAGGGGAGGAAATGAAAGAGAAATTCAAAATAGCAAGAATTAAATGGTATGATGCTACTCACTATAGAAACGAACAAGATTTCGAGTGGTTACAAGAAAATGCTTGCGGTTCAGAATTTGATACCGTAGGTCATGTTTTGAAAGCGGGGCGTAAAGAAATAATTATCGCACATGAAATAAATAACGATGGGAGAGCAAGAGACACAAGTGTTATTCCTCGTGTCCTCATAAAAGAAATAAAGTATTTACAATAGGAGAAAATAATGGGATTAGGACAAGGTAAGCAAGGTGGATTCAAGAAAAAGCCGAATGTAACTCAGATGAATAGTCCAAAGGGTAGAAGCGGGAGTTTAAGTACTCCGAAGACTCAGGGGCAGGGAATGTTCTCGTCTCCTCCCAGTATACCGATATCTTCTCCCGACCCTGTGGGGAAACATCCGATTAATTTAAATCCCAGACCGTGGCCAGAGGCTTCCAGAAAGACGTAATGGATGAGGAGAAAATCAGAGAAGCTCACCGCAGGATGTTTGGCGGGCGGAAGAAAGGTGGTATAAAGACATCTGCAAACCCGAAGAAGTTAAGGGATTTTCTTGAGTGGTATCGCTCGGAAGACCCGACCAAGTTATCTAAGCGGAACATGATTCTTTACCTCAAGATAACAGAGGGTCAGGCGGAGCAGTGGATACAGGAAATCAATAAAATTGAGATGACGGATGGGGCGGATAAACTTCCAAAGTTTGTCGCTCACCTCGAAGCTCAGGTTTACAAGCCAAACGCATCCAAGGGGATACAGGAACTTTACGCAAGAGTGAGTGGATGGCTGGAAGATAAATCTAAGATGGAGATAACACATAAAGTAGATGGTAGTTTCTACACAAAAATCGCCCTTGAAGCCCTCGAAAGAGATAGAAGAGAACGTCAAGGAGTGGATGAAGTGCCACAACAGCCTGGAATACTTTGCGACAACTTACGTCTACCTCCAGGACAGGGCGAAACTTGAAACAGTAAAGTTTGAGCCGTGGGATTATCTATTAGACCTGTTCAAGCTTTATCAAGACCCAGATGTCAAGCTTTTGATTATCGGGAAAGCAAGGCAGCTGGGTATTACATATTCTGTTGTTATTTTAGCCGTCTGGTTGTGTAAGTTCTTTCAAAATGCCAAAGTTCTTTGTTTATCACAGGGAGAGGACGAGGCGTTTGATGTCATCTCTCGTTGCAGGTTTGTGGATAACCAACTTCCTGAGTTTTTAAGAACCAAGCGAGAACCCGACCAGAGAGGGCATATAGGTTTCCCCGCTACTGGGAGCGAAATAAGGGCACTTGCCTCTACGGAAAAAGCAGGAAGAAGCACAGATGCGAGCCTTGTAATTTGTGATGAGTGGGAATTCCACCCTTACGCAGAGCCTAACTTTGCAGCCTTGAAGCCTACTATAGACGGTGGGGGAAAATTCATCGGGTTAAGCACCGCCGATACTTCTAAATTAAATACGTTCTTTAAACGCAAGTACCATGCAGCTCGCTCAGGTATGGGGAATTTTAAGAAGGTCTTCCTACCCGCTTTAATAAGACCAGGGCGTGATATGGAGTGGTTTAATAATGCTACGGCAGACTTGTCCGAGTCGCAGAGACAGGGCGAATACCCATTATCAGAAGATGACATGCTGTCCGTGGTTAAGAGTCGCAGGGTTCTTTCACAGGATATGCTGGACTGGATGAGGTTAAACGCACAACCGCCCATCCCTCACGAGTTAAGCGAGAAGTATAAAGGATTGGTTAAAATCTTCAAAGCTCCTGTTCTGGGATTGAAGTATTTCTTATTCAACGACCCCTCGGAGGGAATAGAGGACCCACACGCTATTTCAGTGCATGAGTTTATAACAGGTGAACAAGTGGCTACCTCAAGAGGTAAAGTCCCCGCTGATATGTGTGCCAAGATAGAGGACGAGTTAGTGAGGGCATACAATAATGCGTGGAACTCTCACGAGTTAAACGCCCGTGCTGGGGGGATTGTTTCCCAGAAGTTGGATGAATTAAGCACTCCTAATCGTTGCCCCTTTGTAGATACCAACGGGGAGTTGAATTTAAAAGGTAAAAGAGGTTGGCACACAGGAGCAGCTTTGAGAGATAAGTTAATCTGGGGCTTGGAAGAAGTCATACGTTTAAACCAGATGAGAATAAATGATTTAGACTTTATTGATGAGATGAAGAACTTTGTCCAACTGGAGGGGGAAGACCCCTCCGCACCAGGTGGTGGGCATGACGACACCGTATTTGCTTGCGGTGGAGCGTGGCAGATAAGGAAATATATGCCTTTGAATTCAGGTATAGTCAAATCCTATAAGTACAGGAGAAACTGATGGCGGAATCCTTACAGGAAATAAGAGACCGATTCGACTACTATAAAAACGACTTCTACTCCGCACGGAGGGGAGACCAAGCTTTAGATAATTCCTATTACTATGATACGTTTGATGTACCTCAGGTAAATGAACTTGTGCGGATTTCGAGAACAGGTGGCGGGACAGAACTTGTAGATGAACCAGTTAGCCAGATTTCTTCAGTAATGATGCGAGTCTTGCGACCTGTTAAAAAGGATACAAATACCGCCCGTGACGCTGCACTTAGAATTTCAAAGATGATAAATGAGAAATGGATACCGACTTTAATCCGCAGAAGTCCCAGCCCTATTTTCATGTTTAATAAAAACCAATTTTTAAGAGGTGAAGCATATATTCAGGTTTTGCACAATAAGTTGTGGGTTAACAAGAAAAAGGAATATTTAGACAGGACTGGGCTTCCTATTGTGTTTTTAGTCCGTGACCCGATGACAATTTACCCTTCACCTAATGAAACTGATGACGGTATACCTGAGCATGTGTATGTGCACTATCAGAGACTCCCTGGCGAAGTTAAGGCGATGTACCCTGATTGGAATAATCCCGAAGCGAAAGACCCTAATAATGAAGACCCCTCAAAGAAAACAGTGGAGTGGAAGGAATACTGGCACAAGGATAGGATATTTGCGGAAGCTGATGGGCAGGCAGTGAAGGATATACCTAATATCTACGGCTATGCTCCATTTATTCATAAGGTTTCAGGGTGGGGGACTGACTCTCCCGAAGGTAAGCCAGAAGATAAAGTCGTTTCCAGGATAAGGAAGTATCGTGACCTCTTGGAGAGGGAATGCGCGATATCAAGTGATGTGGACTCCCAGTATCACCTGTACGCCAATAAAAACATCTGGGTGCAACCTGATGGGAATATTACAACTGAAGTCCCAGAGAAATTTAGAGAGAATTTTTCTATGGCTGCGGGGCATCTTAACGAAATCCCGCCTGGATTGAATTTTGGGTTCATGGAGACAGACGTACCCGACCAGCAAGCGTTGAACTATCTTTACGCTATAAAGGCTGAACTTGGCAGGAAGACACCCTCTACGATGTCTGGGGATGCTTTAGGTGGGAGTGGGAGACTTCAGGACATTGGGTATGGGATAGCGATGAAGAAGTTTGAGCAACAGATGTTGAACACCCAATATGCCTTTGAAACCGCTATGTCTATGGCTTTACAAATGATAGAGACTGTACCAACTCTATTACCATCTGATATTAACAAAGGGGATATCGGTGGTGATTATCAAGTAGAAGTGGAGTTGAAGAATGACGACCCCTTGGAGAATGAGAGATTAAGCACTCGTGGTTCAAGGATGTGGCAGGCTGGGGAGATTGATTTAACGACTAATCTAGTGGACTTTCAAGGTAAGACTATTGAAGACGCAAAGCAAATCAAGAAAGATATTATGGTTGAAAGGATAATGTTCTCAGAGAACTCTCCTTTTGCCCAGATAATTGCTATGTGGCTGGCGCAGGAACTCGGTATGGAAGAACAACTATCTGGGTTATTACAGCAAGGAGCGGAGGCAGGCGGTCAGGGTCAGACTGCTTCAGCACAAAGAAGGGGACAAGGTGAAGTCCAAACCCCGCAGGGGAGAGAGATGATAGACCAATCCCTTTTAGGGGGTGAGGTGAGGAGAAGTCCAATTGCCTAATGAAAATATATATGACGAAGTTCTAGGTGATGTAAAGGATATAATGCTTGAGATACGGGATGGTATCAAGAAGCAGTATAAGAATGTGAAACCTTTCGGGGTGAAACAACTCACCCCTCAACAGCAGTTGGAACAGTACCATTCTAGCGGGTATGAGATATTCAAGCAGATAGCCCAGACCGAGGGGGTAGATAAGGCTACGGACTATAGGGATAAGATGGAGAGATTACAGGAACAAACAGCCAGGAGGTTTACAGATGCCAGACCCAACTAATCAGCCTTGGTGGGAAAAACTTTTACCTTCAGCTTTCCAGAAGACTAAATTGTTGGAATATGGGGGGAATATCGCTGCTGGGCGTGCGCCATGGGAGCAAGCGTCAGATGACCCTTTTGCTTATCAGGGTTCGCAGTTCCAATTCGAGGAAGAAGAGCCACTTGACCCTGAGTTATTCATGCTTCTTTTACAGGGGTATAATGACGACCAGTTCGACCAGGGAAATATAAGTGAGGAAGAGGGACTAAGGATTGAGGATTCTATTCGAGGGTTAATAGATAGTGGGCGATTCTCAAGGGCAACTGTATTATCTCTATTTCCTTCGATTACAAGTAAAATACTTAGTACTTATAACACTGTCCAGAAATCACGGAAGCAACCGGAGGACACCCCTCAAGGTGAGTTAATAGGTAATAATCTCATTCGATTACCAGATGGCAGTTACACTGATAAGTCAGGCCAGCCTATTAACCAGCAAGTAGGCGAGATGATGTGGCAGAAGGCATTTCGTGACCTGCAACCCGATACAGGGGGAGTTGGTAATCTCCAAAGTTTAGCTGCTCAACAGAAAAGTTTTATAAATCAAGCGAGACAAGCCCAGCAGTTCGCTTTTAGGGCTATGGCACGCCAAAGTGGTTTAAGTGAGGAAGCTCAAAGAAGGCGTAACCAGGAACAGTTTGAGCAAGCACGCCAGCAGGCGTTTGGGCAATTCTCTAGCCCTATAGATTGGGTAGAACGACTGGAAGTGGAGTTAGAAAGAAATCCATTTCGTAAGCAACCTATGACCAGTGGAGAAAGGTTACGGGGACTTGAGAGAGATGTCACAAGCACGCAAGGGGCAGCCCAGAGAGCAGCGGAGGCGTTCCCTTTCCTAACTGAAATTGATTTACAGGAGCCTGGTAGAACTGGCACAATGGCACAAGTGTTTGCGGAAAGCGATATTACGGCAGCTGACACTGCTTTAAGGCAATTAGGCAAGGCGCAAACTGAGGGTATTGAACCATTAGCGGGTGATAAGCCACGCAGTAAGTCTTTCGATATTCCTGATTGGTTGTCATCGTTATATCCCTCTCAATTTCAGAAAGGTGGGAGGACAACTTTAAGGGCGTTGGGTGGGGCTCAGGTAGCCCCTATAAGCGCATCGGTATGGAATAGATTACCTTGGACGACTCAGCAGGGATTTTTAGGATTGGCTAGATTCCAAGGACAAGACCCAAAGGATATGTTAGGTTTAATGGCTAGGCAACTGCCTCAACCTAGAGGTGTGCCTGTGCGCCGGCCCGCTCGCCAGAGGACTTCAGTCTAATGCCTATCAATCGAGAAGGTAGAGACCAACCTCAGCCAACTCCTCCGCAACCACCTGGGGGCGGGACGAAGTGGTGGGAATATGGCTTACAGGGTTTAGAACGTGCCTTTTTCCCTTTTGCAGAATTCGGCATGCAACGCAGGGAACAAGGTCAGCCATGGTATTTACCCACAATACAGACAACTCAGGAATCAATATCTCCAGAAGCCTTTGCGAGTAGAGCGATAGGTGGTGAGCAATATGAAGCGTACCAAGAACTGCCCTTTTTAGAGAAGCTTAAAGCAGAAGCTCCTCTATGGCTTATCTCCACGCTTGTTCCAGGTGCAACTAAAGCAAGGTCTTTATTAGCGACTAAGGGTGGGATAGCCCCTAAGATAGCTCGTGGTGCGTTACTTCCAGGGGAATTAGGAGAAAAGGCACTTGAGGTAGCACTCAAGCCCGTAACATGGCCTATTAGCAAGGCTGTCCAGCAAGTAACTAAACTATTGCCAGAACGTACAGTAACTCGTCCCAATGCTTCTTATGAGCAACTTACCAAAATTCACAATACAGCAAAGAGAAAAGGTCTTTATTTACGGAAAAAAGATAAACCAAATAAAGACTATTACAGAGTTCTTAATAGATGGTTCGGGAAGAAACATGCTAACGAGCTAAGTGATTATGAGGCAAATGCTTTTATTAGAGCGTTGTCCGAAGTTAAGGTTGTAAATAGGAGGGTTGTTTTACCAAAGGGCAAGGTACTTGTTACGCCAAGATTAGTTGCTGCCACTAGAAGTCTCAATGAAATAAATGTTTTTGATAGAACCCGCCAAGCCCCGTATGTGTTTGAGAAGATGGGTGATGATGCGGTTGATTTATGGCGTGATACCCAATGGGCGGATATAAGAAGAGGTGAGAGGGCGATAGAACTGGACGGATACTTAAAGTCGTTCGAGAAACAGTTAACTGATAGGGATGTTAGCGCAGTCAGGATATGGGATGCGCTAGAAGACCCCTTGCAGACTGTTAAGTTAGTAAATGAGGAACAAACTGCGTATCAATTTCTAAGGGAATTCTGGGACTCAGCAGCTATAGCGCAAGGTTTATCCACATCACAAATGCGTAAGAACTATGTTACTCATATATTTGATAGGGCTTTAAGAGAAGCGTACAACAAGAAGATGGGCATATCGCAGGACTTAGCTTATGGGATAGATTATAACTTACCCAAAGAGATGAGTATGCCATTTCTAAGGGAGAGGTTTGGGGCTGAAGTAGGGCTGATAAAAGACCCCTTCAGGGCAGCGAGAGCGTATGGACGGTATCTCTATCGCAAACAAGAGTTCCAACCCGTTATGGATAGATTGAACGCTATGATGAAATTCCTCCCTGATTCTGCGGATTGGGCACCAACTAAGAATTATCTAAAGCAATTTGGCGCACGGATGTCTAATAGACCTTCTGTGTTTGATATAGAGATAAATAACGCACTAAAGCCTATGGAAGAGTGGTTGGGAAAGTTGGGGATGAAAGGTATAACTAAGGTTATGGCATCAAGCCAGAATAAGGGTGGGACAGTTGCCTATAATTTGGCAGGAATTTACTATCTTTCATGGTTAGGTTTTAAGCCAGTTTCAGCTATTAGAAATCTATCCCAGCAACTATTAACAGTATCTCATGTAGGACCACGTGCTTTTGCGAATGGGTTGGGTTTATCTGAAGCTACTGTAGTGTTGCTTAAAAAGAATACTATGATGTGGCGGACTCGCCAGTTAAATCAATTCGTAGGTGGGTTGGAGGAGGAGTTCAGCCAGTTAATTCCACAGAAGGTGATGAAGGGTGGTATGTGGCAATTCCAGCGGGCGGATAGAGCGAATGTTATCAACTCATTAAAAGCGGGTTACGCTAATGCGAAAAGATTGGATTTACCTGATGATATAGCCTATCAGTATGCTGATGAGGTTGCTAAGGCTACACAGTTTCTATATACCAAGATGGCTCGCTCCATGATTGAACAGAGTACGGCGGGGAGGTTTGTTACACCCTTCACGACATGGCCACGGAATTTCATGGAGTTAATGGCGGGTTGGACTACAGGGAGGCAGTCCTATGTTTTACAGAGATACGCCCGTGAATTAGCCGAGAAAGGTCTAAGTAACCAGAAACTTACTACTGAATTATCACGCCCTGGTTTCCTCAATAAGCGTAAGGAATTACTCAGATATATGGCTTTATTGGGTGGTGCGTATACAGTTAAGGAAACTACGAAAATAAACGCCACTGAATATATAGGCTGGACTTCAGTAGGGTCGTTGGCACGCATATTACAAGGTGAACTCCCTGCACTGACTTTAGTTAGGGGTTTGGCGGAGGTGGCTTATGGTGTATCCCAGAATGACCCTGCTTCTACTAAACGCGGGATAAACAGAGTCAGGCCAGATAGGTTTATCGCCATAATCAGACAATTTGAAAATGTGATGTCTGGTAAAGCAGACTGGTTGAGTTTGTTTTTCTATTTAAATAAAGAGGATAAGGGACAGAGAAAGGGTAGGGGAATAAGGCGATAAGTGACTGTTTAGTATAATGTATATGGTGAGGCAATTAGCGTAGCCATAGGAGGTTAACAAAAGAATATGGCAGAAGACGAAAAAGCGCAGGCTGAAACAGCCGAGGCAGATGTAGAGTCACTCAAGACTCGGAATGAAGAGCTAACAGCTCAACTTGCTTCCGCTCTAACTGAGGCCAAGGGGCATCAGAAACGGGCTGAGAAGAATAAAGGTGAAGCTTCAAGGCTCGACAAAATTGAGAAACATATTGAAGTGCTGACAGGAATGACAGCAGAGACTCTCGATAAGGACGAGTTCGGAGAGAAGCGTAGGTCGGATACCTATTTAAACCGTCTCAAGGAATCTGATGAGCAGCGTGTTAAAAACCAACTGATGGGTGCAGATAGAAGACTCAAGGAAATTGGGCTTGATATGCAGTCTTCGGATGAGACACAGCGTGCTTATAACAAGTATCTCTTAGGGGATATGGATGGATGCCTGGATGAAGTTGATAGGTTAATTGAAGGTAAAAAGGTTGAGGCTTCTAAGTCAAAGGAAACCGACAAGTCTAGTGTAGAGGAACAAGTCGAAGAGCGAGTCCGTCAGAAAATGCAAGAGAAGGGCTTACTCGACACTGACACTGGAGGCCCCCAAGGTGCAGGTGGCAAGGTATTCACTACCAAGGAAATAGACAAGATGGATATTAAGGAATATCGTGAGAAGTTTCCTGGTGGATATGGGGATGTCTTGAAGGCAATACAAGAGGGGCGAATAAAAGAATAATAGAACGTGTGGGTGTGAGTTCTTAACAGGAGAAAATAATGGCTTTCGATATGATTAGTTCGACTAATCTAGCGAACTGGATACCCACAGTATGGTCGAAAGAAGTTCTAGCTGATGTGGAGAACAGTCTTGTGACTGGTGCTCTTTTTGACCGCAGTTATGAGGACTTGGTTCGTTCAGGTGGTGACACGATAGTAGTCCCGCATCTGGCTGAAATTTCAGCCAACATCGTTAATACAGCAGTTGATGTCACGCTCTATGATGCTATTCAGAATGTGACCAACATCGCTCTTGACTTCAAGTATGATATTGCTATTGAGGTCAGTGACATTGAGCAACTTCAAACCAACCCCAAGTATTTCTCGAAGGTTACAAGCAAGCTTGCCTACGGTATAGGCAAGCAGATAGATGTAAACTGCAACGTCAAGTTCAGGGACTTCAACAACCAGGTAGGAACGGTTAATACTGCTCTAACCGAGGATGTCCTGATTGATGCCTACGAGAAGCTCAATGAGGCCAATGCTCCGTATAGTGATAGAGCATGGGTGTTTGACCCTGCGTCCATTACTGATTTAATGAAGCTGGATTACTTCGTCAGGATGGATTATGTTTCTGGGAGTGTTTCAGAACAAGGTTTCGTAGGGCGGTCAATAATGGGTTCGCCTGTGTATATTTCCACCAATCTTGATACATATGCGGGAGGGCCGCACGCTGCGGGTTATTTCCAACGTGAGACAGTAGCACTTGTGATGCAGATGCAACCCAAGTTCGAGGTTGCCCGCATCCCACTTCGACATGCCGATGCTATAATCGGTCTGGCGGTTTGGGGTATTCAGGAAATGCGTGGCACTTTCGGGGTGACCATCAATACAAGAAGTTAAGTTATAGGGGGGTGGAAACCCCCCTTAGCTTATTTTTAGAAGTGTGCTATAATAAGATGTGTGTGAGAAACCTGAACTACTTATCACTGTATGTTCGCATAGAACATTAGCTGCCCCCACTGCTGGTTCTTTTGACCAATTACGCTTCTCAGGTATTCCCTGGTTGCAGAAGCTTGTAGTTGGCGACGCCCTCATTTCTCGCTCACGCAGTGCAGCCTGCACTCATTTCCTCGAAGATGAACTACAACTCCCTTATATGCTTTTCATTGATGATGACATCACATTCACCCCTCAAGATGTAGGAACAATCCTTACCCACCTGAAAAACGGCTATGACATTATAGGCGGTATCTACGCTGTCAGGGGTGCTTCGCAACTATCTTCTTATGGATTCAACGGTAGACTTGATGTAGATGGTAAGATACATGAAATCGAATATCTATCTACGGGTTTCATGGGTATATCCCGCCGTGCCTTAGAGAAGATAAAGGCAGAGTTAAAATTACCCGAACTCAACAAGAACGACTGGTCTCGTAATTTCCCATTCTTTGAATGTGGACGATGCCTGAATCTCGCTGATTTTGCTGATACGTTGGGTGATATGTTCAAAACACCCCCTTCTGATAAATTCCTCAAACGCTGGCTTAAATTCTCAGGTTTCCGTGTGAGGGAGAAGGGTGATTCCATCTACATTTCCGAGGATTGGGATTTCTGTGATAAGGCTAGATTATGTGGTATTAAAATCTACGCTGATACCTCTGTTCAAGTAGGTCACATGAGGGAGCAGATATTCACGCCTGAGAATGTCTTGGGCGTTCAGCAACAACAGTGGAGAGAGAAGACTGTACACGGTGCTCAAACTAATCAAAGAAATCTCATGCAGAAGATTGACGAAGACCTGTCTGAGTTTCTCGCTCAACCAGTTAACAAAATCCGAGAGCAGATGAATACTGCACAGAAAGACTTAGCCAAACTATGGGATAACGCTGAGGCGCTTCTCAAATATCCTCCTGGAGAGAAGTTCTACGATTGTAACCAAACTTACTTGTTCGACCTCGCCTTGTTTAACCAGCAAGAAGATTACTTCAGAAATAGATTAGGTCAATTGGTTAATATCTCAAAACTAAAGATACTCGATATAGGCTGTGGTATAGGGACGACCGCCTTTATGATGGCTGAACAAGGCAATGACGTGACAGGATGGGATATAAACGAAGACTGCATAGATTTCTGTAACTTCAAGAAGGATAAGTATAAGTTGGGTGGTACGTTCACTATTGAGAAGCCAGACTTTAGTGAGTTTGATTTCATCATAGCGGTTGATACATTGGAACATATAAAAGACTTAAAGGGGTTCTTGAAAGACCTTGGGACGAATATGAAGTATGGGGCTAAATTCTACCACTCCGATTTCTTCCCCAAGGAGAATGCGTGGCCGATGCACTACGAAGAACACGCTAAATCGTTAGACAAGTGGCTGGAACAAGCAGGTTTGATTAAGTGGGATGAAAGGTGGGCAATTTCGGATAGGGATAAAAATGAGTAATCAGATATATAAGTATAGTAAAGGGAGTAAATGCCCTAGATGGGGATGCGGGAAGCCTATAATGAATGGGTCTGCATTTTGTATGACTCATCGTTGGATAGGTAACAAACGTAAACATACCCCTCGTTTAGAAAAGAATTTATATTGGCAGACATTGTTATATTCAGATGACCCATTTTATCCAATGGCTTCAAAGAGAGGATATGTATACGTGCATAGATTGGTGATGGCTAAAGAAGTGGGTAGATGTTTGACTAAAGATGAAATAGTACATCATCTCAATGGTATAAGAACTGATAATAGAAAGGAGAATTTAGTTATTATTACAGAGCGAAGCCACGATACAAGGAGTTTTATTAAAAGTTTACAGGCTCGTATTAGAGAATTAGAAAGATGGTGTATTCGTGGATAAGGGGGATATGACTAAGCAAGGAGAGATAAGGGAAGGGATAGAGTTAATATTGGACAATCTCATTGAGGGTAACAAGATACGAATGAGCACCAGCAACATGGTAGGCTTATACAGGGAAAAGCTTGTTTCTTATCTTAAATCTCAAGGTGTAGTCCTCAAGGTATACAGAGAAATGCCATACATTAATCGTGGACGCAATAAGGGGCAAAATGAAGCTCAATTAGATATGAGAGATAGGATGCTCAAGGCAGGCTTTACCGCAACTGAGGATTTGATATGAACAAACTAGACATTATAATGGCAACGCACAACAATCTAGGTATGACCATACGGGCTGTATCAGCGTTGTATGAGAATACTAATGTAGATTTCAGGTTAACGGTAGTAGATGACTCCGTAGATATGACACCTGATTACTTCCGCCAACTTCAACGCCGTGTGAGCAACCTTCAATATATCAGACCCTTTGATGAGTCTTATGAGGTTATACCTCGCAAGGTAACTCACGGCAACCAGATAATCAATATCGGGCTAAAGCACACCACAAGTCCTCACGTGGTATATATGGGGAACAGTACCATAGTAGAGCCGAACTGGTTGAATATGGCTCTAGCCTTAATACAGCAGAATGAGAATTTAGGATTAGTGGGATTCAAGCTCCTGAAACCAACAGGAGTGATAGAACATGCGGGGATTTACTTTGCTGAAGGAGCACCCCATCATATGAATCGAGGTGTGGGTGAGTCTTCTCATAGTCTAACTCTAATAGATGATGTGGACGGACATAAGTTAGTAGGGTGGGCTTTAGTTCTTATCAGGAGAAAAGCCATACCGAGAAAAGGGCTAGAGGAAGGGTATTATCATGGCTTCAGAGGTTATGATGATTTAGATAATTGTCGGCAGATGGTTAAAAACGGATGGGATATAGCCTACTGCGGGTTTGGTGTTGCCACACATTATGCTTTAGCAACCAGAGGGGAGTATAACGAGAAGGTAGCCAAAGAGTATGAAGAGAACAGGGTCAGATTTATTAAACGCTGGGGAGAGGTGAAGAAGGATGCGAGTCCTCCTAATTGCGTATGATAACGGGATGTACATCAACTACTTCCCTTTAGGGTTGGCTTATGTAGCCTCTAAGCTAAGGGATGAGGGTAATGATGTTGAAATATATAACCAGGATGTATTTCATTATCCAGAGAGCCATCTCACGCAGTATCTTACAGATAATCATTATGATGTTGTGGGTGTGGGTATGTGTGCAGGTTATTATCAATGGGATAAACTCTGGCATATTTATGGGGCGATAAATAAGTCAAGAGATTATTTAAAGACAAGGCTATGGCTTGGTGGGCATTTAGTTTCACCCGAACCCAAGTTTTTTGAAGAACGGATGCTAGGAGTCGATGTATTCACTGGTGAATATGATTATAAGGAGAACGTAGATGAAATTAGCGAACCTGCTTGGGATTTATTCCCGATTGACTACTACTCTCTTATTAGGTTCCCTCATTCCACTAATAGCGACCGCTGTTTTGTTGTGCTATCTGGTCGTGGCTGCCCCTATAAATGTAATTTCTGCTATCGTATGTCGAAGGGTTATCGCCCTAGAAGTGCACGTGGACTTACAGAAGAAATATGTAAAATTACCAAAGACTATCATATCAATTACATCGAGTTCGCAGACGAACTCTTCATGGTCTCTCCTGAAAGGACGATGGAGTTATGCGAAGCTCTGAAACCCCTTAAAATAAAGTGGAATTGTAGTGGAAGATTAAACATAGCCAAGCCTAAAGTATTAAAGGCTATGAAGGACTCAGGGTGTGTCTTTATCAATTACGGGATAGAGTCAGTGGATGATGGAGTCCTTGAAAGGATGAATAAACAACTCACTGTGAAGCAAATCATATCGGGGGTTGAAGCGACTCTTGAGGCGGGTATATCACCTGGATTGAATATGATGTGGGGGAATATTGGGGATACCGTCCATACACTTCGTAAGGCAGAACACTTCCTGCTCAAGTATGATGACCATACGCAGATGAGGACTATCAGACCAGTAACTCCCTATCCTGGGTGCGATTTGTACTACGAAGCTATTAAGCAAGGAAAGTTAAAGGATGTAGCCGACTTCTATGAAAAGCACATGAACTCGGACTTACTAACGGTGAACTTCACGGATATTCCAGATGAGGAATTCCATAGACAGCTATACAAAGCTAATAAATTACTAATCTCGGAGTATTACTATCAGGAAAGAACGTCCACTTACAAACGGGCTAAGGCTTTATATGCGGGCGATACATTCTTCAGGGGGTTTAGACAGACATGAGGAATCCGTTCATTATAGCCGAGATTGGGATAAACCACAACGGTGACTTAGATATCGCCAAACAGTTAATTGATATGGCTGTAAGGTGTGATTGTGATGCGGTGAAGTTTCAGAAGCGGACTATTGATTTATGTTACTCCAAAGAGTTTCTAGACTCTCCCCGTGAAAGCCCATGGGGTACGACTCAAAGGCAACAGAAGGAGGGATTGGAATTCAGTAGGGCAGAATATGATGAGATAGATAAGTATTGTAAGGGAAAGATAGACTGGTTTGCTTCTGTATGGGATGTAGGTGCGAGAGAGTTTATGAACCAGTACGATGTGAAGTATAATAAGATACCCCATCAATTATGGTATGATACTGAGTTGCGAAAAGTTAGGGCAAATGGGAGACATACATTTATCTCTATGACAGTGCCTATGGAATCTGAGCCAAACATAACTATTATGCTAACAAGCGGAAAATACCCTTGCCCTGATGATGAGTGCCATTTAAGTTTGATAAGAAAAGGCATGGGATTTAGTTGCCACAACCCATCAATACTTGTTCCCGCTTTAGCAGTGGCTTTGGGGGCTGAGGTGATAGAAGTCCATATCACATTAGATAGAACTTCATACGGGAGTGACCAATCAGCCTCGTTTGAAGAAGAGGGGTTACGGAGAGTGGTTAGAGATTGCAGGCGGGTAAAGGAGATATTGGGTGTTTAAGTGTCCATTGTGTAAGCATCCCTATAATAAGCCAGCCATAACTAAGACAGATAGTGGCTATTTAATATGTGGGCACTTTTCCTTTCACATGTGGGATACACATGGCATCCCGCCTGAATATTTATCTGAGTGGGTAATGAGGTTTCTAAAATGATAGTAGCACTGATACCAGCTAGAAGTGGAAGTAAAAGAGTTAAGGATAAGAACATCCGCCCGTTAGGAGGGTATCCCTTAATGGCGTGGAGTATAGCGTGTGCAAAAATATGTGGTCTTGAAACTTATGTATCGTCAGAATCTATTAAGTATTTAGGTATAGCGGAGAAATATGGGGCACTTGCACATTTACGAACATCGGGTTACTCAGATAGCGCAAAGGATATTGCAGTTATATCTGAATTTATTGAGTGTGTTTCCTGTCACGATATAGTGTACCTGCGTCCTACAACCCCGCTTAGAGACTCTACGTTTATAAGGCTTGCCCTACAGGCTTACTCGAATCACAGGGTACACTATATATCACTTTGCAAAATGCGTGATGGTGATTTTTATAGAAACACTGGCTACTGTGAGATATTCCCTTTCAATGCGTTTGGCAAGGATGAGACGGGTATTATACAAGATTATGAAGTAGGCGAAATAGACACCGAAGAAGACTTTGATTATATAGAGTGGAGGCTTACAAAATATGGCTCACCAATCCTCGACTACCTCAAAGCAAATTATCCGAACCCTGAATAAATACGAACCCCGAAGTCTACACCATGAAGTTGATGTAGTGTGGAAGGATGCCTTCGGTTGTACTGTGACGGATGCAGAAGGGGAAGAATATATCGACTTTACATCTGGTATCTTTGTAGCGAATGTAGGGCATGCACATCCTCAGGTTTTGGATGCTATAGAGTATCAGTTAAATAAACGATTACTTCACTCCTACGTCTTCCCTACGGAGATACGTGCTAAGTTAGTTAGAAAACTATGTGAGATGACGGGGTTTGAGAAATGTTATTTATGTTCTACTGGTAGTGAAGCGGTAGAAGCAACGATAAGGATAATAAAAGCATCCCGCACTGGCTCTGTTTTTCAGTTACCCGATGAATTTCACGGCAGCACGTGGGGAGCAAAACATCTCGAAGTCTTAGGTCAGTCCCCTAAACTCAAGGCGGGGATTATTGTAGAGGGTTATCGTGGTTATGATGCTCATTTCTATGATAAGGAAGTTATTGCGGAGTTAGAGTCCCTACAGGATGAAGATGTATTACTATGTTTTGACGAGATACAATCAGGCTTCGGTAGAACAGGGAAGTTATTTGCTTATGAACATTATGGTGTGAAACCTGACTTAATCGTTATCGGTAAAGGACTGGGTGGTGGTATGCCCATCTCGGCTGTATTGGGAAGTGTGCAACTTCTCGATGCCCCTGACGACCTCACATCAACTCACACTGGTAATCCCATCTGTTGCGCTGCTGCGTTGGCGAGTATTAAAGTTTTGGAAGACGAAAAACTTGTGGAGCGAGCCGAGAGGATGGGTGGGTGGCTTGAGGGAGTGTTACGCCTTAACTTCCCTAAACACCAGATACGGGGTAAAGGGATGGTATGGGCACTAGATGTAGATGACACAGATGAGATAGTCGATAAGTGTGCTGAAAAGGGATTGCTCTTAATCAAGACTCATAGAGGGACGATTAAAATCGGCCCACCATTAACTATCTCACAAGAAACCTTATCCGAAGGATTAACGATATTAAGGGATGTTATAAATGAAACTTAGACACGTAGGGTATCCAGTGAACGATATGAAGAAGCACGTTACCTTCTGGAAGAGTAAGGGGGCGAGGATAATCTATGAAGCTACGGAACAGATACAGGTTATAAAGTTTGATAACGGGATAGAGTTGATTAAATATCTGGGAAACGGCAAGGTAGACCAGCCCCATGTAGCCTTTACTTTAGACCCAGACGAGAATATAATAGAATTAGTGGAGGATTATAATGTGGAATAACAGTGATGTAGCAGATTTAATACAATTGTTGAGGGAGATACGTGATGAGCTTAAACGGCTTAACGACAATCAATGCAGAATTGACATCGAGGTGCCTCAAGAATTGTTGGATGTGCGGAAGAAGGAAATTGGTAAATCCCGTATGGGGTGATATGGATTATGAGTTGGTTAAAAGTATCGCTAAGCAAATCCCCGCAGGAATTGTGGTTCAGTTTCACGATAACGGCGAACCATTACTTTACCCTAATCTTGGGAAAGCATTATCTCTTTTCTCAAATCAGATTAGGTGCTTGGACACGAATGGCAAATTGCTTATTGAGAAATCGGAGGAAATCATTGATAATTTGGACACAATCACAGTCTCCGTCTTCGAGAACGACCCCGAAGCAGACGAACAATGGATGATAATGAAAAAGTTTATGAGTATAAAAGGAGATAGGAAACCACGCGTCATAGCCAGGTGCCTCGGTAAAGTTAATTTAAGCAACTATTACGCAGTAGCCGATATAGTCGTAACGAGGACACTCCATAATCCAATGGGGAGTTTTGGTTATAAGAAGAATGTTACTATACCAGAGATAGGGATTTGTTTAGATACTTTAAGCCACTTAGCGATTAAACGGGATGGTAAAGTTTCAATGTGTGTCAGGTTTGACCCCAAAGGACTGGGGACGATAGGAGACATCACCAGAGACACCCTGAGCGATATCTGGGGTGGTAGTATAAGGAGTGAGTATCTAGCACTGCATATAGCGGGAAAGAGGTCTGAAATACCGCTATGTAGTAAATGTGATTATTGGGGGTGTCCTACTGGTTGATTTAAAAGCAAAGGCAAAACAACTCAGGAATGATGTCCTGGATATGTGCGTTAAGGCTGGGACTGGGCATGTGACCTCATGCTTCTCTTGTACTGAGATTATGGTTGCGTTATTCTATGATGTTAT